CTATTCGGGTTCTTCTTGCGGCGCTTGCGTCCCCGCGGCGGCCATGGCAGCAGGCCGGCCCTTATCGAAATCCTCATATCCATTGGGATCGACGCCGTTTTGCTTGAGCATCTCGATAGTGGAAGCCCATTTGCCGGGCGTATCCGAGAGCAGCGCCGCATGGCCGATGGTGCTTGCGAGCAAAGTTGGAAGGTTCGTGGGAGCGCGCTGTACCGCCTGCGGCGAAGCGGTAGGCTGGGCCAACCCGATAAGCAGTGCATTGCGCGGCTGAATTGTTGGTGCAGTTGAATAGGGTGTCATCTCAAGAGCTCTTTTGCGTGCCGTAGTAGTAATTTGCGTAGTTGTTCGAGGCGCTGGAAATCCCGCTGCCCAGACCCGAGATACCGGTTCCCTGAGCTTGTCCCGCCGCCACGTTGAAATTCCCCTGCGCCGTTCCGCTCGATGTGCTCGCGCCGGCTAGCGCATTGGCGGAATTTGCGCCAAGTTGCGCGCCCTGGAACAGGTCGCTGAGCCTCGTTTGATATTCCTGCTGGAGCGCGTTCTGCGAGTAGCTCTGGAGCGCGGCGAGCGCGTTTCCCGACAAGCCCATGCCCTGCGCTGCATTTTGCGCTTGGATTTGTTGCAGGCCGTAATTGACGCCTGCTTGGAAACCCGGATCGTTCTGAAAGTTGTTATAGTAGGCTTGCTGCGCGGATGCTCCATTCACTCCGGTTGCATTGTTGTACAAATTTAAAGCGTTCTGCCCGCTTTGCATGAACGGCTGCTCGTAACCCACCGCCTGATTGAACCGCTGCTGCTGCAAGGCTGCGGATTGCTGCGCTGCATTGGCGATCGATTGCGAACCGAAATAATTTCCGAGCGCGGAGGCGGCTCCGCCTATGAGGAGTGGGAGGGCTGCTTCTGCCATGGGAGATCCTTTGAGTAGACGGTTTCAAGGGGAGTGTAGCCGAGGCGGCCGAGCAAGGTGAGCGTGCGCTCCTGCCGGCCCGCCACGATCAGCCGGCTTGCGCCTCTAGCCTTAGCCCAGGCCTCGAAGGCGCGGAGGAGATGGGTGCCAAGCCCGCGCGCGCCGGGTAGCGCATACCACGCGGTTTTGAAGGCGGTTGGCTCACCGGTGAAGTAATGCGGGGCGATGACGCCGCAGAGAAATGCAGCGATGGGGTTGCCCGCAACCAGAAATACCCGCTCCTCTTCGCTGGCGTGCACAATTACGAAGCGTGCGAGCTGGTGGGGGCAGGCCTCCCGGTTTCCTTCTTCGGCATAAAATCGCAAACCCAGTTCGACGAAGCGGCTCGCATCGTCAGGCGTGCCGCGCCGTACCAAGGAATTGCACGCACTCATGTGGCAATCCGGTTCTGCGATTGCAGCACGGCAATAAGAGCGTTGATGGCGTTCGCCGCTTCGGTGGGGGTCGCATCCAGTGATACGCTTGGAATTGGCCCGGCCTGAACGAACTCGATCCCTTGGAAGAAGTCCCGGTATTGCTTGTCGAGCTTGCCCGTCGCCGGATCGACGATGTAAGGGCTCAAGGGTGCGGTAGTGGTTGCGACTGCCATGCTATTAAGCTCCTGCGGTAGAACATAGGATGAGAGCTTTCCGCCGATCCATTGGCCGAAGATCCAGTTGGGTCCGTCGCTCCAGACCGAATCGTAGAGCGGAAAATAGGGGTAGGGCCTTGCGTCCCAGGTGTAGATCATGACGCGGCTGAGATCGGCCATGCGCCCTGAGTAGAGCGGGCTTTGCGGATTGCGGTCCTCGGTGAATTCGGGATCGCTCGCGGTGAAAAAGCGCAGCATGGAGTTGAGATAGCGCCGCTGAATGAGATAGTCCGGCGTGCCATCCGAAAAATATGGGATGGCGCTTTCCGACGATTTTGGATCGTAAAAGACGTTCGGCTGGTTTGAGCCCTTGTCGATCGACGGGCAGCCAAGCTCGGTGAACCAGAAGGGCTTCGATTGCGGTAGCCACGCGGTCGGCGAAGGGCTTTCCGTTCCGCCCGGCCGGTTGAAATGCTGGTTCGACCACCAGCTCCAGACGTCCTTGTAGCGGAAAACCCAAGGCTTGCTGTAGGCGCCGTCAGTGATCGGCGTGCGCATTTGCGAATCCCGGTCTGCCTGGCTTGCGTAGTACCAAGCATAGCCCTCGCCGCCGCGGACATTGCCCATCAGGTAATCGTAATCGGTGATAGCGGTTAGCGTACCATCTGAATTCACCACCTCATCGATGTTCGGCGCCGTGTCGCGCCAATCGGAAAGCGGCCAGTAATTGTCGAAAGCGACCGCCGCGATATTGGCGTCCGACCAAAGGGGATCGAGATGGAAGAAGACATCGCCCGAACCGTCCGCCGGCTGGTGTCCGAACCATTCCGACCAATCGGCCGCATAAGAAATCTGGGCGTTCGGCAGAATGCCCTTCACGTCAGCAGCCAGCTGAATCAAAGCCGAAACAAATGGGTAGCTGCCTTCGGCATCGCGAAGCCAAGTCAGGCCCCGAAGCTCCGTGCCGAGCAGGAAAATATCAACCCCGCCCGCAAGCGCGCAAAGGTCCGTACAGTGCAAAACGAAATTGCGGTACTGGGCCACGAACACGGCCACCTCCGCTGCCACCTGCGGTGTCTTGTCCGTTGTACTGTAGTCTTTGGTGATGCGCCCGCGCCAGGGATACACCGCCTGCCCAGTGCCCCCGCCATAGGGATCGGGTAGCGTGTTTCCGCCGGGAATATCCATAAGAATGAACGGCGTTAGGCAGACTTGCAGGCCCCGCGCGTTCAAATCCTTGATCGCTGCGACCACGGACTGATCGTCCGGCGTACCCCCGAAAGCCGCGCCCCCATTCACGGTTGAAACCAGATGGGCTTCATTGCGGTGAAGGCCGTTGCACACCCATTCGTGAGGCATGTCGTCGAACTCTGTGCGCGTGACTCCTGGCATGAGCGTGCAAGAGCCCGCGCGCAGGTCGTTTCCGTACCAAGCGACGTAGAGATTGACGAGGGTGCAATTCGGGAGCTGTTTTTGCAGGCTATTGAGCGACGTAGCCCAATCGCAGGCTGCGCCGCCGATCCGGCCTGAATTCGCCGCATCGCCATACTCGATGACCCACTGCGAGCTGTCGTAAACGCTATAGGCGTTCTCTGTTGCAACGAATTCAACGCCAGTGGTGATTTGATCCCGAAAGACTTCGTAAGGCGCGTATGCCCACTCGGTCGCTGCCGGGATCATGGTCACGGCTTCGATCGCATTGGCAAACGACGTCGCATCCGCGTCAAAGCCCTTCTGGACCCAGCCTTGGGCCACAAACTCGTTAATCAGTGCATTGGCCGTCACTGCGATCTGCGCCCAGGACGCATTCGCGTCAAGATTAGGGATCGCGGGACCGATGCGGCCGTTAAACTTCGAAAAAAAGGCCCGAGTATAGTTATCGAGTTTCCCGTCCGGGCCCAGCTGAAAGCCGAAGCGGCTAAAAAGATTGGCTTGCCCGGTCATGCGAGGATCGGCCTTACGCGCGCGTCGGAATTCAAAATGCCGCGCATGACGGGCGAGGAGGATGAAAGCCGGAACGTCCGCCCAGCCCTTTGCGTAGAACCCAGCTGGTGGAAGCTCGCGACCGCAAAGCGCTCGCCCACGCGTCCGAGAGAAGCGGTCCGTCCGCCGGTCCAAGTGTGGCCGCCATCGTCCGACCAATCGAGCATCAATTTGGGGTTTGCCGCGTCAACATTGGCTCCCGTTATTCCCACCCCCGGTATGATGTCGACATCGAGCTGGTCCACGATTAAGCCCTTTGGAAAATCATGCACTGGCGCTGATTGTGCCAGAAAAAGATAGGGATTGCCGCTCTCGGTCTGTGAGGTATCGTCGAGCACATGAAGGCTTGCATCCTGGCTCGATCCGATCACCACCAGGCCGTTGAACGATTCGAAGCCTTGCGCGAACCAATTGGACAGGCCGCCGCTTGCCCGCTCGTGCCACAGCCCCGTGGCAAGGTCGAACTCCCATGTCCAATACGGGCTTGTGATCGCGTAGAAATCGTGGCCGTTAAAATGCGTGTAAACGGCATAAAGGGCGCGGCGCTCGTCCCACGTTAAATTCGAAATGGCCCGCTCGAGTGCATGCGTCGAAATGCGGACCGGCTCCGACGCGGTAAGCTGACGCACCACGCCGTTTTGATCCACCCACATAAGCGCGTCGGCGACGGTGACCACCGTTTGCTCGGCGATGCAGCCGATGTCGATGTCGGCCCGGATAGGCGCGAAGGCAAAGGGAGTGGTGCCTACGTCCTCCCAGATTTCGAGACTCGACTCGCCAAGTGCGATAAGCGCGCCGCGATGCGTGACAATCCGGCGCAAACCGTCGGAACGGCTTGAAACAGTGGCGTACGCCAGAGCGTTGACGGTCAGCGCGTCGTTTAGGTTAGTCTGGAAAATGCGCCCGTCCGGTATCGAGAATACGAGATACCCATCGAGGAACGTCACACTATTGGGGGCAGGTAGCGCTGGAATATTGGGCTGGGCGATGGTATTCGTTCCGGTATCGAGGACATAGTAGACGTTATCGGCCACGATACCGATCTGCGGATTTGGCCGCTGATTGCCCGCCATGATCACCCTGGATGTGCCGGCGATCGTTCCCGAAACCGGCGTGGCGTTGCCCTGATCGTCGAACAGCGCGGCCGCCGTTCCGCCGGCAACGTAAAGTCCCTTGCCGAATACATAAAGCATCCCCCGGCACGGCCCATTAAGACCGGTCGTGCCGGTATCGAAGCGCGACGTCCCCGGCACCGCGTAGATGGGCAGCGGCGACTTCGCTGCCTGTCCCAGCGCTTCCGGATAGCCGTTCAGCAAGCGCTGGTTCGATCCGAACCCGCTCTTGTCGGGGTTCGACGTATGCCCGAAATCGACTGCGACCATGGCGCGCCCCTAACAATGCTGTCATGGCCGCCCTCGAAGCGGCCATCCAAAATGGAATTTGTGCGGTTGTACGTGAACGAAAAAGACCGTGACGGCCGGGCTACCGGAACCCGTACCGCCTAAGGCTGGGCATCCAAGTCAAGCCGATATCCTGGCTCGCCTGAGGCGCGATGACGTAATAGGCGAGCAGCGCCGTGTAGGCTTTCTGCGCGCGCTTTTGGGTCGAGGGTTGCGCCTCGATCCCGCTGGCGGATGCAAGCTCCACTGCAAGGATCGCCTTCGCCCCCTCTACGAACTGAGCGAGCAAAGGGAATGGATCGTTCAAACCGTAGGATAACGGCTCCGGATTAGGCGGTGTCGATGTATCGCTCGGGCCGTAGGGCGGATAGGTGCCCGAGCAGTCCGTGATGTCGCCATTGATAAAATCGTCGCTGAAAAAGATGCCGTCAGTTTCGGCGATCCGCGGATTGGGGCCACCTGGAAAGATACCGTCGGCCGCCCATGCATTCAGCATGTCGTTATACATGGCAAGGCCAGCCTCAGCCCGGGCGGGATCGAGGTCCGAGCCAAGCGGGAGTAGGCCAAGCCGGCGGTACGCGCCGGCGATAATGTCACGGGCCGTTGTCATTCAAGACCTCGATGATGGCATGTTTGAGCTGAACCTTGGTCCAGCTGAAATCGAAGCGGATGCCGCAATCGGCGGCTACCTGCATCAGGCGCTGCCGCGACATGCGGTCGAGCTTCTCTTGATCGGTTAGCTCCTGATCGGGTCCTGGCTCAGGCAGGCTTACACGCTGCACTTCAGGAAGGGCTTCGTTATCGCCCGCCGGCACAGGAAACCGCTGCCAGCCTTGCTCGGCTGGCACATGATCGGGATGCTCGAAAAGGCACGCCTCGCCGTTCCGGTACATCCAAAGGCGTGTATCGCTGGTCATCACTGACCTTTCATGAGCCCTACGCCAACAAGCGTCGCCCTGATCTCGTTCAAAAGCGTTAGGATCGCCGTGGCTTGCGCTTGGCTGAAGCCGAAGGGGGTCGCATTCGTCGGCGCGGTTGTTGGCACGGCGGCCTGCACGGATCCGGAGCGCTGAGCAACGGGCGTTGTATTGTAGAACGCGATGAGATCGCTCGCGCTTTGGCCGAGCACGGTGCCGTCGGGATTGCCGTCGGAAAGCTGCTTTACGGGCATGCGGTTACTCCGGAAATGAGGGGGAGATAGTCAGGTGCGTCATCCCGGAAAGCGCATCGCGCTTATCCGGGATCGTTCATGAAGGGAGCCTACGATTTCGAAGTTCCCCGGATAGTGCCTGCGGCATTTCCAGGATTATGGGGCCTCAGGCTCATGAACCGGAGAGGCGCGTGGCGAGGTCCGGATAGATCGGCTTCACGCCGTAGAGGATGTCGAGGCGCCACATATTGATGTCGTTGATGATGTCGTAGTCGCAGATGACCCGGATCGAGAGACCCTTGTAGCTCTGGCGCGCCTTCTTGATCGCGCCCTCCGGCAGCTCCATCGGCACCATGCACAGGGCGAATGCATTCTCATGGAAGACCATATTCTGCGGATAGGACGTTCCAGCCGTTCCCACGAAGGTCAGCGCCGCATTTTGCGCTGGCGCTGCGCTCACGGTCTGGTACTGGCTGGAGACGATGATGGCCGGCGCGATAGTTATGGCGTCCGCCGTGCCGGTCGCCGTGACGGGCGCGCTCACCACGAACTGCTGTAGATAAGGCAGCGCCTGCTTAGTAACGGGGTTCACCGCATAAACGCCCGCAATGGTGAAGACGTCGCCCTGATTGAGGGTTGAACCCGCCGTCAGGCCGTCCACCAGGATCGCGGTCGTGTTCGTGTTCATCGAGCCGAGATAGGTGGTTATGCCCGTGTTGGTGATACCGTTCGCTGACGCCGTCGCCGAAATGACAGGTGTGCCGGCGTAGGAACCGACCGTATAATTGATGACGTTTTGCGACGAGTAGCAATCGGTGTTGCCGACCATCGGCAGCTTGGATTTTTCGAGGGCCGTTTTCGCAACGTCCGGCATAAAGAGGCCGGTGAAGCTCGAAGCGATGCCGTAGAAATCGGCGGGTGAGAGGCAGGCCGCGCGCGGTGCAGGCACCGCCATTTCGTCGAGCCGCTGCGGTCCCTTTATGAACGACCTGTAGCCCGAAAGCGTCAGGCCGGGTGTTCCTACCCAGTTCCAAACATATTTGTGCATCGACAGAATATCGAGATCGACCTGGTTTGCCAGCGCGATCATCGGATGCTTCAAGTAGCGCTCGGCAAAGCGATCGATTGTGAGCGTCAGATCCTTAGTCGGAAACCGCAAATCGACACCGCGCTGGGTGTTGATCTGGATCTGTACCTTACCTTCGGTTGCGTCCTGCATCTGGGCAACCGGGCCGGTACGCACAGTATATTTCACGGGCCTGCGAATGGTGAGCGTATCGCCGATTTTGGTCTCGCCGAACTCCGATTCATAAGCGCGGTAGACCATTTTTGCGGCGACAAGGTTGTTGTCGAGCTGCATCAAGCCTTCCTTGGCGATGATGCTGGGCGTAAGCAGGGTTGAGGCCATGGGGCTTTGCTCCTGTTGGTGGATTATGTTGTGACGCGCCCATGGACCAGCCAAGAGCGTTATCGCCGGGGCTAGGCCCGGTCATTCAGGGCTACAAAGTGCAGAGGAGGAGGAGGCCGCCGCGAGAGGCGGCCACGGCTGGAAATTAGAATCCGCGCGCGCGGCGATATTCCTCAAAGTCCATATCTTCGAGCGGCGTACCTGAACTGCCGCCCCGGCCCGAGAGCGT